GAAGCACTGCTGAAAGCCAAAGGCGTTGACCTGAAGCCTAAGAAGCGCATGGGCCGTAAGCTCACGCACAAAACCAAGGTGCAATCTGATGGCAAAGTGATCGTGGGTAGTGCTTACATCGAAGGCATGAACCTTGATCCTGGCACCACGTTTGACATCAAGGTAGGCAAGAACAGCGTGGTTCTAACTGCTGCAGGCGCAGACTAAACTAGGAACATCGACTTGCGGGATTAAGGCGGTGTATTCTGGTTTTTCACATTACGACCGGCAATTATTCGCCAAGGTCTCGCAAGTCAACGACCCAAATTCGGCGTGGGTTAATCAAGAACCACACTGGATGCTGATCGAAGATTTGATGGGTGGAACCTATGAAGTCCGCCGTCGTCATCGTCGGTATCTTCCACAAGAACCGCGCGAACTAGATGAAAGCTATGACCGCAGGCTGAGCACTTCAATTTGTCCGCCGTATTATCAGCGCCTTGAACGGATGCTGGCTGGAATGCTTACACGCAAACCAGTGCGGTTGAACGATACATCCGATCAAATTCGTGAGCAGCTTTTTAACGTTGACCTAGGTGGTGCAGATCTAAACGTTTGGACATATGAAACAGCACGCAAGATGATCCGTTACGGCCATGTCGGTGTTCTTGTTGATGCACCGCGTGATGGTGGTAGACCTTATTGGAGTTCATACACGCCACGCGATATTCTTGGTTATCGCACCGAAGTGATTGACGGTGAACAACGCCTTGTTCAACTTCGTCTATCTGAAACTGTCATTGTTCCCGATGGTGAATACGGCGAAAAGCAAGTGCAGCAGGTGCGTGTTCTAACGCCTGGTGAATTTAAGCTATTCCAACGTGACGAGAAGAAAGGCGATTTTCGTGTTATTGACGAAGGTCGCACGAGCCTAAATCGTATCCCGTTTGCTGTTGCCTATGCAAACAAGGTAAACACCTTTGAATCACGTCCACCGCTTGAAGATATTGCCAACCTGAACCTTAAGGCATATCAAGTCCAATCGGACCTAGACAATCAACTGCACATTTCGGCAGTGCCGATGTTGGCGTTCTACGGTTTCCCTTCTGCAGCAGAGGAAGTTACCGCTGGTCCTGGTGAAGCAATTGCATTCCCTGCTGATGGACGTGCAGAATATATTGCCCCTTCATCTGATGCGTTTGCATCATTGTTCCAACGGCTCGATCAAATCGAAAAGCAGATAAATGAGCTTGGATTGTCTGCTGTGCTTGGTCAAAAGCTAAGTGCTGAAACTGCCGAGGCTAAGCGTCTTGATCGCAGTCAAGGTGATTCAACGATGATGGTGATCGCTCAAAACATGCAGGACATGATCGACAACTGCCTGCAGTATCACGCTGAATTCCTTGGTGATCGTCAACCTGGCAGCAGCTATGTGAACCGTGATTTCCTTGGCACCAGACTGGAACCGCAGGAGATCCAAGCACTGCTGCAGCTTTACACCGCAGGCACCATTACGCAGGAAACCTTGCTGATGCAGCTGTCTGAAGGTGAAGTGTTGGGCGATGACTTTGATGTAGACAATGAGCTTGAGGCTACGCAAGCCGGTGGCCTAATTGATGCTGCACCGGAACCCGCACCTGAAGAGTCAAGCCTGATTGAAGAAGATGCGGCATGATGAATGCAGCGGCGTGGACGTCATGGAACCGGACACATCGGAAAAGTACAGCATCCATTACGTCCAGCAGGAATTGCCGAACAGGTTGTTTGCTGTTGTGCGAATGCTGTGGCGTTCAGAGTATGGCGTTGACACCGTTGATGAAGTAAAGCTGATTGATGAAGGTGCAGACACGATTGCAGGTTTCGCTGAGTTGATGCACAAAGCAATTGAAGGTGGTGCTGAGATTTCTATTATCTGTCCTTACGATCCAGAACATATTGGGTTGCATTAACGATGAGCACGCCGGAGTCGTTATATCGCAATGCGATTGATTTAAATCGCTATAGCAACAGCGTTGCTCGCAGGGTCATTAACGCATATAACGACATCATTCTGGATAGTGTTAATCAGCTTCGTGCTATTGATGATCTTGATGAATCATTCAAGGCTGCACGATTACGGTCAATTATTGCACAGCTAAAGGAATCATTGGCAACTTGGGCAGGTGATAGCACTGAGCTGACAGCATTAGAGCTGCAAGGCTTAGCAGAACTGCAATCTGAGTTTGTAGAAGAACAGCTTAAAAAGGTATTGCCACGCGGCAGTCGCAACATCGTGCGAAGCGTTGAAATTAGCCCGCAGTTTGCACAATCTGTTGTCGTGACAGATCCGACGCAAATCAATGTTGTTGCATTATCTGATGATTTATTTGCTGCAGTACAGGGTGCACCGCAAACATTTAGTTTGACTGCTGCCGAGGGTGCAACGATTACGCTGCCAAATGGTCAAGTTGTGCAGAAGGCATTCCGTGGCATTGCAGAAGATCAAGCCGAATTATTCGGGCAAGTTGTACGGCAAGGTTTATTGACTGGTGAAACTACTGACGACATTGCTCGCAGACTGAAAGGTAGATTACGTTTCGGGCAAAAAGGTAGCGTCAAGCAGATTGCTTCTGCTGGCGGTCAAGCAACAACGGTAGCGAATAATCAAGTCGTTGCCTTAGTCCGAACTAGCATCAATCAGGTTGCTAATGCTGCATCGCAGCAAGTCTATGAAGCCAACCAAGACATCACGAAAAAATATCGTTATGTCGCAACGCTTGATTCTCGTACTTCTGCCATTTGTCGTGCATTGGATGGTCGAGAATTTGAATACGGCAAGGGTCCGAAACCACCGCAACATTTCAACTGTCGTAGCACGACGGTTGCTGTGATTGACTATGACAACTTGCCGTTTGATCCGCCACCACGCGGTAAACGCGCAGCACAAGGTGGAATGGTCCCAGCAGATCAAAGCTATGGGCAGTGGCTGGCTAAACAATCAAAAGCAACAAAAGCAGAAGCACTGGGAAAATCCAAAGTTGCATACTTCGACAAGCTTTCATCTAAGTATGGCCCGAAAGATGCCATTGCAAAGCTTGTTCGTGATGACGGCTCAGAACTTACCCTGCAAGACTTACGCAGGCGTTACCGCAAACTAGACTAGAAATAACCGCAGCATCATCATGCCTGGCAAGTACAAAGGCCCTAAAAAGCCGATGAAGCCGATGCCCAAGAAAAAAGGTAAGAAAAAGTGAAACGCGGTGATCGTGTCAGCTGGGTCTATCAAGGCAAGCGAAAAATCGCAACCCTAGGCACACTTGGACGCCAAAACAATAAATCGGTGATAAAATTCAACTGAAAACTTACCCTACGGGTTTTTCATGTCTGAAGAGCAAATTCAAGAGGTTACGCCTGTTGAAACGCAAAGCAACGGCGAAATTGATTCACTAAAAAGCAGCATTGAAGCTCTTGAACGCAAAAATCATGAGCTAATCGGCAAGCTGAAAAAAGCAAAGTCCATCCCCGAGGATGTGAATGTTCAAGAATTGTTGGACTTCAAGCGACAAGCTGAACAATCAAAGCTTGAATCCGAAGGCAAGTACACCGAAGCGCGACAAGCTCTGGAGCAACAGTTCCGTGAGGCGTCGGCGCAAAAGGACAAGCGCATCGAAGAGCTTGAAGCCAAAGTTCGAGAGCTAGAACTGATCAGCCCTGCAGTTTCTGCTTTGGCAGATATTGTGCATGATCCTGATCTAGTGCTCAAAACCAAGCTGTCTGCTGACAAAATTCAGCGCGAAGCTGATGGCACGGTTGTCGTTGTCGATGGCTACGAGCGCAGACCTGTTGCAGACTGGGCTAAGGCATCATTGCCCGAATGGATGCAAAAAGCACCGAAGCCACAAGGTTCCGGCGCACCATCAGGTCGCAGCACTGGTGAAATTCCAGCAGGCATGAAGAATCCATTCACGCCGGAAAACTTCAACCTGACTGAACAATCACGCTTGTTCAAAACTGATCGTGATTTATACGATCGCATGAAAGCTGCAGCCGGACGTTAATATAAACGTGAGGCAATGCTACGCGGAGCCATTCTGGGTTACGCCCACACCGTAAACAACTTTTTGAGGATTTTTAGTCATGGCGACTCTTCGCTCTGACATTATCATCCCCGAGGTATTTACGCCTTATGTCATCGAGCAAACCACTCAGCGTGATGCCTTCTTGGCATCTGGTGTGGTGCAGCCGATGGCTGAGCTGAATGCCACCGAGGGCGGTGATTTTGTCAACGTTCCTTTCTGGAAAGCAAACCTGACCGGTGACTTTGAAGTTCTGTCCGACAGTTCTTCACTGACTCCTGGCAAGATCACTGCTGACAAGCAAGTGGGGGTAATTTTGCATCGGGGGAGAGCCTTCGAGGCAAGAGACTTGGCCGCACTTGCTGCTGGATCTGATCCTATGGCTGCCATTGGTGCCAAGATCGCTGATTACATCGCTAACCAGCGTCAAAAGGATCTGCTGTCATGCCTTGGCGGCATCTTCGGTGCTGTCGGTACTGACAATGCTTCCGCTTCTTTCCAGGCACTGACCATTGATGGTGGTGGATCTGGTGAGACTGCATTGTCTCCCCGTCACGTTGCTGAAGCCCGTGCTGTACTGGGTGATCAAGGCGACAAGCTCTCTGCCATTTGTATGCACAGCAATGTGTACTACGACTTGGTTGAGCGTCGTGCCATTGATTTCATCTACGACAACACTGGTGCTGCTGACTCTGGTGCAAGTCAGGGTTCAACTGCCAACGCATTCGGCAACGTTTCCGTTCCGACCTTCATGGGTCTGCGCGTGATCGTTTCTGATGATGTGCAAACCAGCGGTTCTTCTCCTAACAAGAAGTTCGCTGTTTACTTCTTCACTGAAGGTGCTGTTGCCGCTGGCGAACAGCTTGCACTGCAGACTGAAACCGATCGTGACATTCTCGCCAAGAGCGATGCAATGTCCATCGACCTTCACTACTGCTACCACCCTGTTGGTGCTAAGTGGGCCGTGACTACTGCGAACCCAACTCGCGCACAACTGGAGACCATCACTAACTGGTCGAAGGTGTACGAAACCAAGAACATTGGTATCGTGCGTGCCACCGTCACTTCTAACTTCGATTGAGGTAACTAACGATGGCTTCTATCTTTGAACTAGGTGACATCCCTGGCGGTCTCCTGCCAGCGCAGATGAAACTTGCAGCACCTACGGCGACTGCAACCCTGAGTGCAGCAAACAGCTACAACGTCATTGTGCGTGGTGTGCCGACTGCTGCTGCTACTTACACCACTGCTACTGCTGCAGCTATCGTTGCTGCCATTGGCGGTGATTGTGCTGTCGGCACCACCTTCATGGTGGTTGTGCTGAATGCTTCGGCTGGTGCTAATACCATCACCGTTGCTGGTGGCACTGGCGTTACTGTCAGTGGTGTTGCCACTGTTGTTCAGAATGCTTCCAAGATTTTCCTTGGTCGCGTCACTAATGTGACCTCTGGTTCTGAAGCAATTACCCTGTATGGTCTGGGTTCTACTGCATCTGCGGTTGCCTGATCATGGGTCTGTACGCATTCCGACGATTGCGTGAACGTGAGGCTGCTGCTTCGGCAGTGGCCTCTCTTTCTAATGCTGAGCCGACACCACCCAAGGATACCAGTACAAAGCCAAGGCGACGTGGTAAAGTAAAACAGCTATTGCAGCCAGAGGTCAATGGGCAGGCCAAGACCGATTGAGGAGTTCATCGGGCAAAGGCACGGCAAACTTGTAATTATTGGCGAAGGTGAGCGCTACAGAACCTACAAGCCAAACGGGCACGTCAAAGCGGTAATCAGAAAATTTATCTGCAAGTGTGATTGCGGTGCAATGGTTGAAGTAATGTCAACCAATTTACGCGGCAAAAATCGAGGTTGCGGCTGCGGAAGAATAAAGCATGGCTACGGGGTCGGATGGTCAAGAGGTTATGACGCTACTGTTAAGAGCAAAGCCCCTTGGTACGCACTTTGGAAGGGCGCTAGAGACAGAGCAAAAAACAAAAGCATGGATTTTACGATTACTCCACAAGATGTTTACGATGCAATGGTTGATGTGTGCCCGGTTTTAGGGCTTCAATTGGAAGCGTCTGACAAGTATTACTGGGACAACTCGCCAAGCCTTGATCGGATCGACTCGTCAAAGGGCTATACGCCAGACAACATTTGGGTGATTTCAGCGCGAGCGAATAGGATCAAGTCGGACGCTACACTGGAAGAGTTAAAACAGCTCGTGGCGGTATTGGAGGCAAGACATGGCCATTGTCCTTAACGCTACGATTGGAGCAGCCGACGCAAACAGTTACCTGACGCTGAGTGATGCCAATGCCATCATCGATGGTTTGGTTGAAGACGGCGATGTGACTGCATGGGCTTCAGCTACTGATGACCAGAAGAATCGTGCGCTTTACACGGCTGCACAACGCCTTGACCGTGAGCGTTACCTAGGTGCAAGGGCAACTGATACGCAAGCAATGCAGTGGCCGCGCACTGGTGTACGGAAGCCTGATACCTACATCAACACCTATGCTGTCGGCTTCCCGTTCAGGATTACGACGGATTA